CTTAATGTGGTGGAGCTGGGGGGATTTGAACCCCCGTCCGGAAAGCGTCGATTATATCTATACCATTGTAAAAACAATGACTTGCATATAAATCAATGCCTTGCGTTTTAGTGGTGTATAGTACAACCCTATAAAATCTAGTCGTTGTGGATGTTTTGTGGATGCTTTCGGGTTGCACTGTTTTCTTCAGTATAAATATCTTGACTCTAATTTGGAGACAGAATAGAGTGTCCTTTTTTAAAGTATATACACTAAAAAGGAATTTAAAATGTTAAAAAGACTCTTATTACTTTCAAGCTTTATGCTAATTCAACCGGTTTCAGCGTATACATCAGATCTTGTTATTTGTAATGACTGTTCATTGAGTCAATCAATGAATGCTGCAAAGTACAGTGTTGTTTCTAAGAGATCATCAGACATTATCGTTGCCGATATTAAAAATGAAAATGTCATTAAGTTTAAAGTATTTAAAACTACTGATGAATATGGTGAGCCTTCAATCACTGCACGGCAGATTTCACCCACTTCTGATGAAATACATGATATAGGTGTAATATACCAATATAGACGAGATTTAGTTGATTTAATGGTGGAAATGACAAGTATGCCTGGTTTAGGTATGCCAGGCACCACTCCACCATCAAAGTCTCGTACAGGATATATTTATACAGGAACCTTACGCGCTAAAGGAAATCCATTGGATTTTATAACAACAGCAGCCATTCAAAATGACCTATATGACTATTACTTTGCTAAAACTACCTCGCTTATTGATAGAGTGACACAGAATATATTCAATGCCATTAAAATCCCAGGTGCATATGAGTTGGATGCATATCTTGATATCGAATTCTACGCAGATTCCTTAATGGAAGTTCCAAACGGAACAGCACAAGTTACATTTAATCCTGCTAGCAGGCAATTTAAAATATTATCATCGAGAGACAAAGATAATAATACAATACCGACTACCATAGCAGAACTAGCATCAAATGATTACAGGTTTTCAAGTAATGATTCTGCGAACCGATTTAACAATTATGTTCAAAAGTTTACTAAAAAGGAGGGCGGACCGGCCATTCAATGCACACCGACCCGAGTATCTACAACAGGGTTAGGTTTTATATTTTATTATAATTGTAAATAGAGTAGAGGTTAAAAAATGAAATTATATCCATATTCAAAAATACAAACTGAAAACTTAAAACCCCTATTGTTTATATCAAGACTTTTAGGAGCTGGTAGTTATATCCTAATAGTAGCAGCCTTGGCAATGTTTCCTGCTTGGATATACATGGACTTTATTGCAATAGACCCTGGCAATAGTAAGCTGCAAGGGATTTTAATAATTGCAGCAACGTTGTTTTCTATGGCTATACTCGTCTCACTAGTAAGTAGCCTTTTCGTCGCATTTATAAAATGGGAAAATACAAAACCAACATAAAAGGTTCGTATGAAAATACAGTTCTTTTCAGGCTTTTAAGTTAACTGTTGAATAAGCGGGTAACAACTATCTTCCACTAAATCAGGTTAATTGATTATAGTGGAGGATTTTCAACTGCTAAATGCCGATGACCGAACTCGCGAATATTCTTTGCTGCTGTCAGCCAATATTGAATATTTCTAAAATCTAATTTCTGTTTATCTAAACATTATCTTAATCAAGGTGCATATCTTTAGAATGTTCTGAAAGAGGGTTAAGTCTTATAGCATCTTCTAAATGTGATGGTGCAAAGTGGGCATATCGCATTGTTTCGTCTATTTTAGCATGGCCTAAAATGCGCTGTAATACAATTATATTTCCCCCATTCATCATAAAATGACTAGCAAATGTATGTCTTAAAACATGGCTGCATTGACCTTCAGGTAATTCAATACTTGTCTTCTTAATGACACGTTCAAATGCCTTTCTACAATCACTAAATAATGGACCTGATTTTTTAGGTATTTGATTATACATTTCTTCTGATATAGGTATTGTTCTGCGTTTTTTACCTTTAGTGTTTACGAAAGTAATTTTATATTCATTACCAGTTTTAATAACATTACTGCCTTTTAAATTACACGCTTCACTAATGCGGCAGCCAGTTGATAAACAAATTAATGAAACAATATGAACGTGTTTATTAGTTGAGTTTTTTAATTCTATCTCTAGTTCTTCAATGTCGGTGTGGCTTAAAAATGCTAATTCAGTTTCTTGTAATTTTATAAGTTTGATTGATGCTAGGGGATTTGGGTATTTTAAATCGCCCATTTCAATTAATTTATTGTATAGACCACGAATGAAAGTTAAGTCATTATTAGCTGTTTTAGGTTTAGTAGTTTTGAGTCGTTCACCTCTATATTTTGTGTATTCAATTGCTGTTAATTTTGATGCAACAGGATCCCCCAAGCCTTTACAAATTAACTCTAATTTAGCTTTCATTTTATCAGGGTTTGCTAGAGTTCTACCATGACACTCAAACCAGATAGGTATTAATTGGGATAGTTTTCTTTTGTCGTCTTTTTCTCCGTTCCAAGGTTTATTTTGTGCCTCGGCCAAAATCAAGTTTTGGTAGCGGGTTGCTTCTGACTTTGTACTGAATTTTTTCTGTATCCGTTTTTTATCACGGCCCCAAGGTCTTATATCTAAGAAATATTTTCCGTCAGATAGCTTTGTAATAGACATAATTTCAGTTCCGTCTCTTGATTGGGGTCATTGTTTCCACATAAGGTGCATGGTATATTATTGCAATATTGTTAATAAGGGAATGTTATGCAAATTAATTCTAATCAACCTACTTCATTAAACCTAACTAATTCTAGTTCAATACAGAAACAAAAAGCTGAAGTTGTTAAGGCCGAAGTGCAAACTTCCGGTAGCGTCACAATAAGTAAAGAAGCGCTAGAGTTGATTAGCGGTGGTGATATTACACCTATGCGTGGCGGTGGTGTTGTTGTGATTCCACAGCAAAAGTAATGATTGATTTTAGTATATTTAATAATTACGACTTTGGACTTTTTATAGAGAACTTCATTACCATTTTATTTGTGATTACTTTGTTTTTAGTTTTTTATCGATATAAAAATGAAGCATCCTTAAAAGTTGGTATTTCTGTTTATTCTATTTCTTATGTATTAAGTAATTTTGCTTTTAACTTATTAGAAACTTTACCTTCGGGGAAGCTTGTAGGGCCTGAATTCTATTATTTACAGTGGGCTATGTATGAGGCTTTAACGATAATTTTTTGTTTTATGTTTCATTTAACCAAAAGGTTAAGAAGTCATAATGCACTGGTTTGGATATATCGTTTATCAAGTATCAATATAGTGTCGTGTTTATATATGCACTATTTGGTTATGGTTTTAAGAGAGCCTAATAATTGGTTTTACTCTGTTTATTCGGTAACAGTTAATGCTACAGCATTAATGATAGTTGCAATGTTTGCGTTCAATTTTAAATGGAGTTTTAGTGAGTGGTTTTTGAAGTCCCGTTTGTCTTAGTTGTTTGCCTTGTTGCAATCGTTATAGCGTTAAAGGTAAGGGTGATTGAGCGTGTTGACGATACAGAAGTTAAAGAAATATCGTTACCAGAGCTTGCAGAATTATTATTAAAAGAGCTTTACGAAATAAATGAAATGCCTGTTGATATACGTAAAGAGAAGAAAGATGATTGGACTGCTCGTTATAATTTGTATATTGAAAGAAAGCTGAAAACACGTATATCTGATGAAGATAAAGTTTTAAAGGTTGTTAAGTAGACTTAAGGAGAAGTTGTGGATTTTATTGTTTTAATATTAGTTGTTTTTGCTCTGTTCATATTTTTGAAGTTTAAAGTCAAAAACTATCAACCTATTGAAAAAGAAGAGCCTTTATATCGAAAATTAGATGCTTTATTTACGCCCGCAGAAAGATCATTTCTTGGAGTTTTAAATCATGCTATAGATGAAAAAACGGTTGTCTTTGGTAAGGTACGCGTAGCCGATGTAATTACTCCTGAAAGAGGAGCTACAAGGAGAAAATGGCAAATAGCTTTTAATAAAATATCAGCAAAGCACTTTGATTTTATTCTGTGTAATAAAGATGACTTATCTGTCCTTTGTGCTATTGAGCTTGATGATCGGTCTCACAATAGTAAGAAGCAAAAGTCACGAGATGCCTTTTTAGAGGGGGCCTGTAAATCTGCGAGCTTTCCACTAATTCGAGTTCCAGCAAAAGTCTCATATAGTGTTGTAGATATTCGAGAAAAGATAACTTCGTATATGATCGAAAATGAGGTTAGTAATGTTGATATTAGTCCTGAAACTCCAAAAGAGTCAGGTAATAAAGCTTGCCCTAAATGTTCATCTGAAATGACTGTTAAGATTGCTAAAAAAGGAAAGGCTATAGGTAATGAGTTTTGGGCATGTAGCGCATTTCCAAAGTGTAGATATATTGAATCGAGTAATACTACATAACAGAGGTTTTTATGGAGCGAAATCAAGTTACACCCAAGAGCTTTATATTTAGAGAGATCATCTGTTCATTATTACTAGGTGGTATTCCCTGTATTTTAATGCTTCAGGATTCTGGTGTAGTGGGATTAGTTATTTTTCTTAAATCAATGGTTCCACCAAATGTATTAAGTTATTATCTTTGTTTTTTAGTTTTGAGTCATTTTATATTTTGGTTTTTGAATTGTTATTTTTATTCGCCTATTAATTCAATTTCTCAACTTAAAACTAGGTTACATCAAATTTCAGATCAAATTGGATTTAGTTTGATTGGAGTTTATCGGGTAATTGCAGGTGCTTTATTAATAGCACCACCTTCAATGGTTATAGTTGAACCAACATTTAACAACTTTATATTTTTGGGTGCTTGTTATTTCTTATCAATATCCTCTATTGCGATATCTTGTTACTTGTCTTATTGGCAATCTAAAACAGTTACTGGTATATAAACCTTGAAAATAGGGGGAGGTTAGGTTCTATAAAACTGGCTAAATTTTTCATTATTTCCAAGAGTTACTGAACCTTTAAGTTGTTAGTTTAATTCAAGTTTATTATAATGATTAACTGCCAATATCTGTATCTTCAGGCCAAATAAAATAAGGGCCAAAACGTTTACTGTATTTAAATTCACCACCAATACTTTTGCCTTCATCGGTTAAAGAATATTTATCATCTTTGTGTGTTAAATAGCCTGTAGAAACGAGTGCTAACATTAAATCAGCCGTTTTTAGTTTTAGTTTTTGTGCTAATTTAGAAGATGTTAATTTTGCTGTTTTACCTTCACCTTTATTTTGAACTTCACTATTTTCAACCTCATTACTTTGGGTTTTCTTAGTTTCGATTGATTTTTTAGCCTCAATCGGCTGCTCTACTTTCTCAAGAGACACTTTTACTTCATCACTAATTCTAATAATACGTTGTGCTTCTTCGTAAGCATCTTTGTATGTATCAGGGTCTTCATCTCTCGTGATATGAATACCCATTTCATTATTATTAACCTGGCTAAATTCATATAAATTTAAGCTAGTTATAATGCAAGAGTTTTCATTTAAGTAGCATTTTGCATGTAGGTTTTTACAAAAACTCGTTCTAACAAAAGAGAGTTCATTAAGCCAATTAATTTCGTTTGGGTGTAAATCACTTTTACCGTAGATAATACGAATATCAATTTTTAATCGGTTTTTATCTTCTAGTAACTCTTTAATACGATCGTTTAGCCTTAAAAATGGACTAATTAAAATTAAACGGTCTGATGTGTTTTTTATTAGTTCTTCGAGGTAATAGTTAGTTGCACTCGTATTTAGAAATTTAGCCATAATGTTTATCCTTAAATATAGATTCCCTATCCATGTGATGTTTTATGGTGGGACTATTAAATTACTTTTTTATCTTTGATAATTTTTTTATCTTTTGATATTTCTACAAGATCTTCTAAGTTCTTTGCAAATAATGATGCTATTGCAGGCATTATTTCAGTTTGATAGTCAGGTAATAAATCTAGTTCCCAGCATTCATAGAATGACTCTTTTAAATTATTTATTAGTTCAGAGCGGTTGACAGTTGTTGGTGTGCCTTTCTCACCAATATCGAATAACAACCAGTCCATACTTACATTTTTTTCTTCACATGCCTGAACACATTGTGGATATGGAATTGAGTTCTTTTTAATCATTTGTCCACTCCACGCTCTATTTTTATCAAATTTTATTGAAATTTGAGCTGGGTTGTCACAACCGTATAAAAGCATAAGTTTTTCAAATACTTGCGCGCAGTTTATGTTCAATGTAATTACCTGTATTACAACTAGGTATTTAAAAAATCACTTGACGTAATATTTTATATTACTTAGTCTTCGTTTCGTTAGCTTCAATTAGACAGTGAGATATTAACATGACAACACTAAATTTATCCATTCCTGCACCTATTTTGACCTTTGAGGCGTATGCCCAATTAACAGGTGAAAAGACCAGAGATATTATAAACGCTGTTGCTGTAGGCAAACTGCCAGTTTATATACCACCTCACCCTCCAACTCAAAACACTGCAAGAGTCAAAAAGTACATAAACGTTTTAGCAATTTATATTGCTGCTGCTGAATCTGCAAATATCGAATTAAATATAGCTTAAGCAATATTAAATATCTGTTTAGAGGGTTTTTATATGACATCACGTGATTTAACAATTCAAAAAGGTAGGTTTGATTTTACGTTTTCGTTGATTGAGCAAAATAATGAGATCTCTTATTTGGTTGTTATTTCTTTTGATGGTGAAGAAGTTAATCAGATCCCTTTTAATCGCATTTCTCCATGTTCACCTTTTTTATACTTACTTCAAAAAGGCCATAAAGTTTGTACGTTACCGTTTGTTGATTTAGAAGTTGAACGTTTTAGGTTGTGGAGTTGGAATCTAGTTTCTGAAGCAATGCAAAAGAGGGTTTATTAATGTCTTCTTTAGCTTTGGAACCTGTACTTAATGATAGTGATAAGAATCAGGCTTTTTTAAATCGTTTCTTAAAATCAAAAAATAAGAAAATAGTTAAAAATGACCGTTTAAAAGAAAAGCGTTCTTTGAATATATCGTCAAAAAAAGAAGTTAATAATTACAGTGTAACTAATGTTGAAAATTTAAGCTCTGAGCAAAGGGCTATTAACGAACATATATTCCCTGTTGTTGCTGCAAGTGAGATTACGAGTAATTTACCCGCACCTTTTAAAGCTAAGTATTTATATAAAACACGTCAATTTGATTTTGATGATACCTTTGAAGATTGTGAAACTTTACGTTTAAACATATTTTCACGTCATACATCACTATCGGTCATGCTGGCCAATGGCTATAAACAACTTCATAAGTTTATTGGATATCAAGAAGCAGTTGATAGATTAAAGGTTGCTGATGATTCATTATCGTTATTCGACATTAAGTTAAGTTCTGATGATAGTCAGTTATGTGATATTTCAGACGATAAAGCTAGAGCGTGTCGTTTAAAGGTTGAGAACCTAGGTTGCTCATATAAAACGTTATTAGTCATTGAAGACTATGTAAATCGTTACACTTTTCAAATGCCTGATTTTGATAGACGTTATTTTGAGGCTGAACCTTTTAAACGTGCAATGTTACCAGTTCAAGTTAAAGATTATTCAATGCGGTGTTTAGAAGGATGTTTGAATCGTGTTTCTGATCCAATTTGGTGGCGCAGACAATTACGTTCAAAGCAGGGTGTTGTTGTTGAACAAATTGCCAGAGATTTAAGACTGGTTCATAAAAAAGCATCGCCTTATGTTTCTAACCAAACTATTTACACCAGACGATTACGTAAAGCTAAGAATGAGAAAGTTTTATCTAATTTGTTTTTACTTGGCGAACATCAAAGCCCTTTTGATGAATTAGAAACTTTACAGTCAATATGTGAAAAATCTCATACATCTGGTTATCAGCAAGCTTGTGAATTAATGGTGAGAATGCGCGGTACAGAAGAGCTTTCTCAAATGGTAGGTCATGTTGCCGATTTCAATACAATTACATGTCCAAGTCGTTTTCATGCTGTTAATGCTAAAGGTATACCTAATAAAAAATATCAATATTTATCGGCTCAAGATGCACAAGCATATTTAAATAATGTGTGGCGTTTAGCGCGTGCTCAGTTTTCAAAAGCAAAATTAAAACCGTATGGCTTTAGAGTGGTAGAACCCCATCATGATGGTTGCCCGCATTGGCATATGCTGATGTTTGCCCCTAAAGAAGATATGCCAAAAATAAGAAAAATTTTAAAAGATTTAGCCCTTCGTGATTCACCTGAAGAAGTTAAGCGCAATTCAGATATTCGTTTTAAATCAATTCAAATAGATTCTAAGCAAGGTAGTGCTGTTGGTTACATTGCTAAGTACATCACTAAGGCAATTACAGGTGCAAATATTGACACTGTAACAGATACCTTAGCGGGTGAAATTAATATTAAACCTGCTGATGCTGCTGAAAGTGCGCGTGAATGGGCTGGTAATAATAAGTTTAGACAATTCGACCCTTTTGGTTTGCCGTCGGTAACAGTGTGGCGTGAAATGAGACGTTTAGGGATAGGTGCAAAAGGACAGTGTGAGGTTGCAAACGCTATGAATAAATCAGTTGATTCGATTGGAAATTTTGCTTTAGAAAAAGTACGTCAAGCGGCTGATAGTTCAGATTGGGCCGCGTTTGTTATTGCTATGGGTGGTGTTCAGGTTAAGCGTAAAGACCAAGCCGTTCGTATTCATTATCAGATACCAGATTTAGTAGACACAATTACAGGTGAAGTTAGTCGTGCTGAGGGGATGAGCCCTTTTTATGCTACCAAATATGGTGACTCACCATCTAACAGAATTTTGGGTGTTGCTTGGGACAATGTTTTAGTGATTACCCGTAAAGCTGGCACAAAAATAATGTCTGAAAAAGAAATTAAAGGGCAGCAGAAAATCATGTCTGGTGTACGTCATTTCTTTGAAGATTGGGAAGATAGAGATTTATATTTACGACCTGATCCAGTAGAGCAAGCATGGCTCGAATCTATATCAATTCCTGACCAAGGTAATCGTTGCTGGTACATAGACTACGAAGCTTTGGAGGAAGGTTTTATGAGTGACGAAGTCGCGAACTTGGACTTGTGTCATTAAGTGTAACCGAAGGTATTTAGTAAAGTTTTAACAATAAAATTTAAATTAAAAAAGGAAAATATTATGGCTTCAATTGAAGGTGCAGTATCAGACGTACAACTTATTAATAAAGAATTTGATGGTAAGACTACAACCAGTGGGCTTTTTAAATTGCAAACACATAACCCGTCTGATTATTGGGAAATAAAAATTAGCCCTGAACAAGTGCAGTCGGGTGTTTTAAATGAGTTAAAGAAATTTGAAACAGATCCAAATAACCCATGGAGCGCTCGACCTGTTTTAATCAATGTTGGTAAAAAAGAGTCTGTTTTTAATGGTCAGAAGTTTTTTAGCTTTGTATTGCATTCAATCGCAACGCAAAAGCAAAAATAATTATGAATTGGCTAATTTTATTAGCTGTTCTAATAGCAATCGTGTGGGTGTTAAGTTTTTTTAATTCCTTCATTTAGGAAAAATAAATAAATGTCCCTTTGCATAAGTATTGATAATAACGGAAATGTCATAAATAAACCTGAAACGATTTCACAATGTCAGGACTTTATATTGATGTCTCCTAATGATTTTAATGCAAATGCGGCGGGGCAATTTGACCCTTTGGCCTATGACACTGGTTTTAGTGGTGTTATAGAAATGTTCGTTGCTGGGATAGGTATCGGCGTTATCTTGGCTTTATTAAACAAACTTCGTCGTTAATTAAAAGAGAATGAAAATGAAAAATGTATTAAAAGCAAAATTAGCAAAAACAAGTAAGTTCTTATCTGGTGTAGCTTTAACTGTGGGGGCGGGTCTTGCTCATGCTATTGATACGACAAAAGTTGGTGCGTCTATCACCGCTGCTGAAACAGATGCGTTAACAACAGGTGAGTTTGTTATTGGTTCAGTTGCATCACTTGTGGTAATTGGCTTAATTATCGGGATAGTTCGTAAAATCTAATGGCATCATTAATGTTTGGTGCGCTGTGTGGTGCATCATTCATTATCGGAATATTTTTAGGTTTTTTTGTGACCCGATGATGAAAATAATAACAATAGGAGCGCATACAATGCGAATTAAAATAGCACTTACATGTGCTTTTTTTATGCCTTTTTTTAGTTATTCGTATCTTGATATGAATGATTTAAGAGAGCCGTTTCATGATGTTGTCAAGACTTATGATTGTGTTTGGGACGGTCGAAACATTGGGCGAGTTCTTAGTTTATCAGCATGTACAAAACAGGACTCAGCTTTTCTTTCCGCCATCGGTGATGAATGTGGTGAGGTGATTCGATTTTTTAGCGGTGGCGAGACTAGCACTTTATTTGATTACAAAAAAGGGAATTTCGGTGGTCCAAATAATTCTTGCTACATATCAACTAAGTTAAATAAAATTATTGAACTGACGAATCCAGAGGAGACAACATCTAGTGTTTGCCCCAATTCACATCCGTTTCCTGTTGTTGTTAATTCTCAGGATAAATGCGCTAAAAATTCGGAAGAGAATAACAATGATGACTCATGCCCTGACCTTAATGGTTTTGATGTTCCAGACCTTGCTTTTAGTGCTGGTGATGATACAACTATATGTTTTCCAAACCCGAGTGGCTCTGGTAATGCTTGCTCTTATACTTCTGATAATGGTGTATTTCAATTGCCGCCGTCTTTGGCTTCTGCTGAGAATGTGAATTGTGAAACGGGAGAGCCTGAGCTTCCTTATGAAAACCCCAATGACACTGATACGCCTGATGAGGATGGTTGTGTAATAAAAACTGGTCAAAAGTATTGTGAAGCTCAAGAAGAAGATAATTGTAAGTTTGTAAATGCGGCTGTTAATTATGATTCTGTACTTGAGTGTAATAATAGCTGTGGTGATATTAATGGTAAATTTTATTGTCCAAAGGATACGGGAACTGACCCCATTCCTGATATAAATGATAATTGTACCGATGAAGTTTTTAGGCTTGCCAATCCTACTTTTTGTTCAGAAAAATCAGATGAAACAGACAAAAATGAAGATGGTAAAGTTGATAATACTGATGTTGTTGAAGGGTTGAACACGGGTAATCAATTGGCTGAGTCTACATTGTCAGAAATTAAAAAAGGTAATGCAGACCAAGTTGCAGAGCAAAAGAAGTTAAATGAAAAGTCCTTTGCTAACAATCAGTTATTGTCGTCTTTAAATAGTAAGGTTTCTGAAACTAATGGTTTACTTGAAAAGATAAATGACAAATTAAATGAATCATCTGATGTTAATAGTGAAAAAGGTTCTTTTGATGTTTCTACAGCACAATCAGAATTAGACGAATTAAAATCAAAATACCAAACGACAATGAGCGGTATAAAAACCGAAGCGTCAAATTTAGTTAAAGAGTTAAATGCAGGTGGGGGCGGTTTTAATTCTTGTCATGATTTAATTTCAATGAATGGTAAAACACACACGCGATGTCTTGACCAGTTTTCAGATGAAATGATACCGATTTCAAATGGTATTTTATTGTTTTTTACTATCTTGGCTGGATTTGTTGTTTTAGGTGGGGTGTCTAAAAATGTTTGATATGATTCAAGGGATTTATGAATTTTTTACAACTGGTATCTATGATTTTGTCGTTGAAGCTTATGCGTGGGTGATTATCAAAATTGCAGCTTTTCAGCTCAAGGCGACTATAGCTTCAATTGAATTTGCATGGGATATTGCTAAGGAAATTATCACGCAGCTAAATATCAGTGCTGAAATGCAAGTTGCTTTAGAGCGCCTTCCGCCCGACGTGGTAAGTAAGCTTAATTTCTTTAATGTTATTAATGGTTTGAATTTATTGTTGAATGCATTTGTTACTCGATTTGTCATGAGGTTTATCTAATGGGAATGAAAATACATCATGGCCCTGATGGAACTTATAAAACGTCTGGCGCTATTAAAGATGACATTTTACCAGTGATTAAATCAGGTCGAACTTTAGTGACTAATATCCGTGGGTTCTCTAGAGAAAAGGCCCTTAAAGTACTTGGTAAGAAGTTTGTCCACAAAGATTTTAAAGTTATTTTTGTTGATACTGAGCAACAACCAGGGCGCGATAAATTAGCGCGCTTTTTTCATTGGGCACCCAAGGGCGCTTTCTTTGTAATTGATGAAGTGCAAAGAATTTTTAAACCAAAATGGAATGCTAAAGATATTCAAGAATTAAATTATATTGGTGGTCCTGAACAAGCGGCCATTGATGACAGACCTGAAGATATGGACACAGCATGGGATATGCAGCGTCATTATAATTGGGATTTTGTGTTTACAACAACGTCAATAACTAAAGTTAGAGCTGAAATGAAAGATATGGCAAAAGTTGCTATTCGTCATTACAACTTAGGTATTTGGCGCTTTTACAAAACGGTGGAGCATGCAACAGATTCAAGAGGAACAAGTAAATCAAGCCAAGGTACAGTTAAGTTTTTTAACTGGGTTCCGAAGAAAATATTTGCGCTTTATAGCTCAACGAAAACAGGAGCTTTTACAAATTCAGAGCCTCGAACACCTTTCTACAAAGACCCTAAAATACTTGGTTTACTTGTTGTTCTGGCTTGTCTTTGGTCTTACATTTTGTCTAAACCTGCTCCCAAGGTGCTTGGGGGTCATAGGCAAGATGACGCTATATCTGTTCAGCAAGGTAGCGAACCTATACAGAAGGTTTCTTCATCCAGTAATAGTGATGCTGTTCAGCGTGGTAATAGTCAGGTTGTTAATAATGACAGTGTCACTTTATCTAACCAGCTCATTGATAAAAATCCTCATTTAGATCCATACCATGCAATTTTAAAAAATGCTTACATAACAGGTTCATCATTTTCAATTAGAGAAAAGAATTATGCTTTTAATTCTGATATTGATGGAGTTGAATATTCGTTTAACTCAATGGATTTAAGAGAGCTTGGTTATTATGTAAAGCCTATAAAACCCTGTAAAGCTAAGTTAATTTTTAATGGTCGTTCATCTTTTGTTTATTGTTCTTATAAGAATTCTTTTCTTGACGTTATCGCCGATAATCAACAAGCGACTGAGCGAGTACCAACGGGAACGCAGCGAACAGCGAGTTGATAGAGGTGAATTATGAGTGAATTTATATTATGTATTATTTTAAATAGTGTATTGAGTATGTTTTTGTTTGTATGGGTAGTTAGAACGATATTAAAAACAAAATAACATTATATATCAACAGTTTAGGTCTGGTTCTCGGTAGTGCTGGACATATATACAGTGCAGTATCAAAACAGAAATAGTGGTTAAAAGTAATTTAATTACCCTAAATCTACATATATTTTAATAGCCCATAATTGAGATTATGAAAATAATTTCAATGAACGGGCATATTAATGAGGTGAACGGGTATCTTGTTTTTAATAGAGGAATCAGTATCTTGCACTCAATGCCGTAGGCATATAAGCGAAGCGAAACCAGCAGGGTGGAGTTGTTCTCTTATGATGACAGGGCCATTGAAAACAGTGTGAAAAAACAGATTTTTTCCCCCTCTTAATTAGCCAGTCTTTTGACCTTAGTCTTTTGAACTTATAAAACAGAGCGAAGCGATATCATTTTAATGTTTTGAATTTAATCTTTTTCTTATGTTTTGAATTTGTTTTTCTCTTGTTTATATCTTTGTATTTTCCCTTATCTTATCCCCTGTGTTTTCTCTAATGGTTTTGCAACTTCTTAGTTGCAGGATTTTAAATCTAAAACTGAATTGTACTTTATATATGGATTGTAAATTTTTAGTGTGGATGTTTTGTGGATGTTAATTGGCGGTAGAAACAAAGCAGGCGGTTAAGATTTAACTTAACCGCCTGTTTTATAACAA